GGGCGGGAATACCAGCCCCCCCGCAAGAAACATGCCCCGGAGTTGGGCAGTTTCCGCGTCGTGAACAAAATGGGCACGGATGAATTGATCCGGCTTGTCTACTGGCTTCGAGACAACGCCATTGCCAAACTCGTCGATGCAAAGAACGTCATCCGGGTTCACGTTGACCTGAAAGACAACCCGTTTGGCCTGCCGCGTCACGTCTCGGGGATCATGACGCTCTATTACTCGCGTCGCGGATGGTCGCTGGCTCGTCCGGGCACGGCGCCTAACCGGCAGCCGGTCGAAGAGTTGCAGATGGCCGATATGCCCGCGCACTGGCAGGAAGAAGGCGAGGAAATGAAGGAAGAATTCAAGCGCAAGCGCGGCCGTCCGGCGAAGATGAAGCTCTCGGAAAAAGACCCTCATTTGGTCATGTTCTATAAAGACTTCCCCGAGTTCTATGCGGCCGATGCCCACGACGATACGGCTAAGGTCGAGTGGGAAAAGGCGTGCGAGGCACTCAATTTTGATCCTTCGACGTGGATTCCCCCGTCCGTTGTGTACCGCTATTACCGGCTGGATTGATCCATGGACAAGGCGCAATACCTGCTTTGCAGAGGGCATCGCGCTGATATCGAAGAAGCGCCAGACGGTTCCTTCCGGTACCGCTGGTGCCTCGATGACGGGCGCGAATTCATGGATGAATTCCGGGTCAATGGGTCCGAGAAATCTGCCAAGATGGCCGAGTTTCTGATGCGCGAGTACCCGATACGTGCGCACGATCTCGCCCCGATCTACATGCTTGTCTACGCGGCCAATAAGGAAGTGTGGCACGGCATGGACGCGGCAATCTTGGCTGACAAGGCCATCCCCGCTGCAATCCACGATATCGAGTTTGTAATAAAACCCGATTGAATTCAATCACTTACGCTATGTATTCATGGCATGAATATATGGAGAAATGACAATGACCGACGTTTCAAACACTCTGAATGCACGCAGCGAACGATACGGCACGTTCTCTGTGCAGGCCGCCATCTCCCAAACCCTGAAAAACTTCATGCGGCAATCGCCTAATTGGGACAGTCTTGACCCGGACATGGCCGAGGCGCTGGACATGATCCAGCACAAGGTAGCCCGTATCCTCAATGGAGACCCGCGCTATGCCGATAGTTGGCACGACATCGCCGGCTACGCTGCTCTGGTAGACAAGCGCCTCAACGGAGACAGTGTGTAGCAATACCACAACCGTCTGTCGGTGGTGGTTGCATTCCAGATTTAGGTATGGTGTAATCATCTCCATCGACAGACAGCGCACCGCGCTACACACTTCCCACGGAGTAGAACCATGAACAAGCAACAACGCAAAGTCCGCCTGACCATGATGCTGATGCAAAACAACTACAGCATCAAGGATGCCCAAATCATCAAGGAAGACGTTCGGACCATCGACTACGGCTTTGCCATCGGCGTCGGCCGTGTGTCGATTGATCGCGAGATCATGAACGAGTTTGCCGGCGATCTCGAATGCGTGGACGGCGCCCACAATTGCGGCTTCTACGAAGACAAGGGCAATACGTACTTTGTCGTCATGAAAGACGCCAAATAATTATCACCGGCCCGTCGGAAGGCGGGCCAACATCCTACAGAAATATGAACATCCAACGACACTATTCAATCGTCCGCATCTTCGACGGCAAAGACGTTCAGGAAGAACGCAAATTTCCGAACGAACGCAAAGCATCGCAAGCATTCGGACGGCTCATGGCGGAAGTCTTCACGGAGAATCCGGCCATCGTGGCGTCCAGCAAGCCCGGTGCAAAGATCGTCAATCACGGCCGTCTCTGGGGGCTGCTCGTCAATTCCCCCGTTCATCAATCCCTGCATATCGACAATAAATCCCTCGTCTTTGCCGGGTTCCTTCAGTACATCATGGACAATCACCAATGAATTTCCAAATTGATCCCACTGTCAAATCAAATAACATCTGCGAGAAGATCGTAGGCGCTCGTTCTGTATTCGCCCGAATGGTTCTTGATCGATATAACGATGGCTTGTCGATAAAGCAATTGAGCGAAGAATTCGGTGTGCATGAATGCACGATCTATGAATTGCTCAATAAAGCGGAGAAAGAAACAGGAATCAAGAGACAGGAACGCGCAAATACAAAAAGGCGAATGTCTCAGGATCAGTTGGAAATGGCCGCCTACCTCCTTAATCACGGATGGTCGATTACACAAACAGCCAAAAAGGTAGGTGTCTATTACAGTGCAATCCACAGCAGAACTAGGACAGGCTCTCTTCCTCCATCAAGCAATTGCAGCTCAATCTTTAAAAGCAAAGAATTGACAATCAAAAAATTGGAAGAGCGCATCACCCGCATGGAACGGATGGCAACGTATGGAATCTACTGATTTTGCACAAGAGATCATCGACACCATTAACAAGCGCCGCGATGCTGGGATGTCACTGAATGAGGCGCTCGACGGTACCGGCGTCAATCGTGACACTTACTACAAAGCGATGCGCAGTCCCGGAACGGCAAAGCGCAAGCTTGAGAGTATCCAGAAGCTCAAATACGTTGACCATTGCTATACACAGCGCGGGATGGGCACGGATGAGATTGCTACGCTTCTCGGCGTAACCCGAGGGCAGGTCAACAAATGCCTGCGAAAGCTCGGGATTGAACATAAGCCACGAGAGCGTAAGCGCAAAATCTCCCCGGAACGTGCTGCCGCCGAGGACAGAGAGCGGAACATGCTTGAACGCATGATTAACGTGGAAATGCGTACCCTTACTGAGATTTCGCAAGAAACCGGGCTTTCTACCAGTGTGATCAAAACTCGTATCAAGCGATACGGCATTGTTCGCGGAGAGAAAGCGCGTAAACGGCTCAAAAAAGGCGATACTGCCGACAGCAACCCGCTACGGCAAATCATCGTCAAGGAATGGAAGCCGATCAAGATGGAACAACGCCAATGGTTCACACTGTAAACATTGTCCCTGCATCCCTTGTAGCGGAGTTGCTCGGCTGCACGCGCGGCAATCTCTCGAAACTCGTTAAACAGGGTGTACTGAAAACGCCTCTACTAAAGAACGGCGCCCAGTATTGGCCGAGGGATGAAGTGATGGCCGCCAAGGAAACCTATCGAAACCGGAAAGCCGACCGAAGCCCGCGAAAGGCCGCCACACTGACGGCCAGTTTCGAGAACTACGCGGCGTCCCTTTAAGGCGAGTTCTCGCGGATGGAACCGGACGCCTTGATCGTCCCTTGCACGGCAATAGCCCCAACGACGTTCATCGTGCCAGAGACAACCGCGCCACTTCCGCCAGAGATCGCCGCGCCACCATTAACCGTTAACGCCCCGGAGACCGACAACGCACCATTGCACGTCGTCGCCGGGGCATCGATCATCACGCTTTGACTCTTGATAGTCGCACTCTCGCTGGCCGTGACGTGCGCAACCTTCGTAACTACCTTGACGGTTTCACTTCCAGTAATCGTCACCGTCCCCGGCGTCTCGATGACGATGGCATCGTCAGCCTTTAGCCTGATGTTCTTGTGATGCCATGCCCGCCAATCGACACTGTTTCCAACCTGCGGATTCCGGAACCCCACCACAAGCGGATAGCGGGAATCCCCGCCGATAAATTGCATCCAGACATGATCGCCCGGGACGATCTCGATCTCGGTGGCCAGCCCCGAGGCAATCGGGGTGGCCCTGTCGCCAAGCGAATACATCAGCTCAGCCGGGACCGGCGTATCAGCAAGCCCCGGAATCGTTACGGTAACTAACCGCTTGCCCTTGTCATAGCTCGCCACTACGCCCGGGAAAAATCCGCTCATTCGATACTCCCTAACCAAAGCTTCGTGTAACCATCAATCGGGACGTGCGCGGCCGTAACGACGATGAGTTTTTCCCCGTTCACGTCCACGATATCCCCGGCGTCTATGTTCATGTCCAGCATGATCTTTGCTATCCGCCGCTGGATGATCGTCTGCTGCATCAGGCGCACGGAACGCGCATCGTGATGCGGGATGAAATAGACCGGAGACGGGACACTACGCGCAACCTGCACAACGTTCCGGCTCTCATCCATTGAGACGTATTGCGGCATCTCGTTGCGCGCTACGAACGTCATTTCATCGTCCGCCCCTTGGATATCTGGCAGAAACCGGACCGGCTTTTGCGCGACGATTTCCGGATAGGTTAGGGCCTGAATCTTTCCCTTCTTCCAGCGCACGATTGCTCCGGCTTCTTGCAATACCCGGTTGATCATCGGGGTAGGAAGGTCGCCACGGAGTAACGCGAAGCGTTGCCCCATGACGCTACCAAAGACGTTAGCTTCGGCGCCAGAGAGCCGATAGCAGTCCTGAATCGTGGGCTTCTCTTTGAACACGTTCCGGGCCATTGGAAGGGCGATGCTCTTTGTGCCTTTCATCAGGCACGTGATCGAGTAGCCGCCCGTGTCCTTGTCGCCTTGCTGCACTAACCCAGACGCTAGGCGGCTTTTGACGATCTCAAACTCGTATTTCCCCACCGATACCGTGCGCCCCTCTTCCATCCACTTTTCCACGCCATCCAAGGCGCGAATGTCGGCCTCCATCGTGATCGGAATGGGGCTACTGTCGCTGCGAATCACCAGAGACACAACGACAGTATTTTGCAGGGTTCTTCCGTTCTCAATCGTGATCATGGGCGCGGAATCACTTGAATTTGCATCGGGCAAAGGAACCCGTGACGATCAATGCCATATGGTTCCGGAATTTGCAGCGAGATCGGGCCTTGCATGAAGCTCTTACGCGGAAGCCCATCGAGATACCGCTCGATATCTTGGGAAATCTCGCTGTTTGTACGGCGCTCAATGTCACCGCCAAACTGCTTCATCGCGTCGATATAGACCGATTCCTCTTTCTCGACATAGAGAAGGAAAAGCGGTTCAATCAGCCCCCATTCCGACGGCGTGATATCCGTCGATTCGTTCAGGAACTGATCCGACGCTTGGAAGTTTTGCGATTTCAGGGGCGCATGGGATGCGTATGTTTCTGCCGCACGGATTGCGCAACCCAGAATGATCGGCTCTTCCAGAAGGTTCCCGACGGGCCGGAAATTTCTGGCCCACCGCGTAACGAGATCACTGATACGCATCCCCTACCCCTTAAATGCGGTCGGTTTGGCCGAAGTAGTGGTAGAACAGCGTGCCACTAATGGTCATCACTTGCGCGCGGTTTTCCCAGTCTCGGTCCGTAGCATCCAGCACGAGGAAGCAATCTTTAAGATGCTTACGGCTAGTCCATTTCTGGGGTGTGCCCTCGTAAATCTTGGCGTTGAACTTGCCGCCTTGCGCCGTGATGGCATCAAGCATCCGGTCAACGTCACCGGCCACCGTTTCAAGGAACGTCACCTGCCCCTGAAGGGCGATTTTCAGTTGCTGGGGCTGGAATGCCGAACCGCCAGTAGGGGTCGGAATCTCGATCTCGCCAGCAGACGACAGCTCGGGCCACGGCGCCTGTTTGCACAGAAGCCACATGTTTTCATGCCCGTCGATCTCAAAAGCCATGTCCGAATTAATCGATTTCTCGCCCATGGCCGCGACGCTCTGGTAAAGCGTCTTCATGTATGCGCCAGTAGATACAGTCATACGAATTGTTCCTTTTTGCAAAAAGAATGTACCCAAGCGGGTACGGAGACCATTCTAAAGCTTGACCTTTGGCCGGAGGTCGCCTATCATCACGCCATGACACACAAACTCGAATTTGACGAACCTTCCCACACGTACCGCCTGAACGGCATACCCGTTCCATCAGTGACAACGATTCTCAAGCCCCTGTCCGGTCTGGACAAGGTTCCGCGCCCCATTCTGGAAAAGGCCGTCGCCTATGGCACGGCCGTCCACTATGCGACGGAACTATATGACCGGGCAGAACTGGATGAGGCGTCGCTGCCAGATGAGTTCCGGAACGCCATCGAGGCATACAAGGGGTTTCTGTTTGAACATGCCCCAGAATGGCTGGCCATCGAGTGCCGAACGTTTCATCCTGCCCTCATGTACGCGGGCACGGTTGACCGCGTGTGCAGAATCGATGGGAAAACCTACGTTCTGGACCTTAAAACAACGTTCAAACTGAACCCGGCCGTATCTGCCCAGCTCGCGGCGTATGCGAAAACCCCACTCATTGCCGCGCACGGCATTGATGGAATCCTGTCCCTCAAACTCCCAAAATCCGATGAACCACCGACCTACACCCTAG